GGTGTCGAGGATGAGGTGAGGTTCGCTGGGAACAGCGATTACCCGATCAACTGGGGGATTTTCTTCGATGAAAGAAGCGTTCAGTTGTGGGAGGCTTTCGAAGTCTTGGGACAAGTGCCAAGTATCCAGTGATTGAGGGTCTACAGACCGGAATTTCCCGGTAATGAGAGACGGTTTATAGCGGTATTCCGCAAACCGTTCTTGATAGCCGAAGACTTCATCGTCTGCGGCTGAGCCATCGGCGTAGATTTCCTTATTCAGGACAGCTTGCTCGCCGATGTGAGAGAGAGCAGGCCAGTAGAAGTCCCACCGGGTAGACCGGGAGAACATTCTGTTAAGGCCTTGCTGATAGGTTAGGTCGGCACGAATTGAGACGTAGCCGATGATTACGCAGTGTTCGACAAACGACTTGTTAAAGCCGTGGCCGGACATGGACATAGTGCCATAGGCTGCGAGGTTAGCCTGCGGGCTGTTTTCTGTGGTTTCTTGAGTTTGGGCGACGGGGTTGAGTGAGATAGGGGAGGAGGAGCCGCCCAAGTATTCAGGACGCTGCAAGCGAGCGTCTGGAGATGTGACACCAAAGTGGGATTTAAGGATTTCGATGTAGCGGGTACCGCCTCGGGCGTCCCGCTCATAGAGTTTTTGGATTTGGAAGGCTTGGCGAAGTTGGTTGATTGTTGCCGCCGTAGCGTCATTCAGGTCCGCGTAGATGTGCGACACATTGGAATCGTCGATATCGAAGCGAATATCGTTGGAGTTGGTCGCGTTGGAAACGTAGATCCGGTTAGCATCACGCGCATAATCTGCGACGGATGAGGCGGATTGGCCGGCAGGAGATCCGCCGATGCCAATAACTGGGGCTTGATCGCCTAGGGGCAGTTCTACGGATGGACCTTTTTGTGGCCAAGGTAGAGCGGAGGTGAAGTAATCGTGACGCTTGCCGCGACGGTTTAAGGTGAAGTCTGCGGGGTCGTCAGGACCGTCTCCTTTAGGGACGGGGAGGGAGTCTTGAAGGTTTTGATCTCGGAACCATTCGTTCCAAATCAGATTGTTTGCCCGGTGGAACAAGGAAGAGTGAGTTATATCGACTCCGGTAGGGATACCGAAATGGTCCGACAGAGACCCAATTTCGTGTCCCCCGGGAGGTGCAGACATCTCAGGTATGAGAAAGTCTGTGGAGTCTGAAGGGTTGTCTTGGGCGCCGTTGAAGCGTTCCCAGTTGTCCCAGAGCAACCGGATAGGAACAGCAAAGAAGTGAGTGTCAGCATACAGGTTGTCCATGAAAGGATGGAGAGGAGTGGCCAAGCGACCGAAAGCAGTAAGTTTAGCATTGAACGTGTCTCCGGGTAGGGCTTCGTCGCAGTAGACCGGAACAAGAAGTCCGGCATCTAGGGTAGTTTTGTGGCCGCAGGAGCGGTCAAAGGAAGCACGAGGAATGTCTGCTTTGGGTACTCTTGAGAAAGAGTGTTTCATGACTGATTGCATTAGTTTTGTTCCTTATTTTTTAGGGCTTTGCCGTGGAGTATGAGGGTTGTTTCCTGAGAGGCTTTAAGAGTGCCTTTTTCAGAAGAGAAGGTACCGACAAGCCACAAACTAAAGTCATGTTTGTGATCGAGGTCGATAGCTTGGGAAAACATGCGGATCGCATGATTGTCGTTTTCCGCTTGGAAGGTTGGCGAGTAAAAATCGGCAACCGTATCGTGAATTGTGTAGATGTTTTTCGTTGTCATTTGTCTGGTTCTCTTAAGGATTGGCGCGAAATCGTAATTTTGTTTTTCGCGTATTGTTGACGACCAGTTCCGAAGTATTCGGAAGGGTCTTTTGTGTTTGTTGCGGCCCGTTGGCCGTCATGGGTTTCTGTTGTGGTTAAGGTTGGGTGATTCTCCTTGCGTCGTTGAAGTGTTTGTTTCCAAAGGTCGGGACGTTCGCGTTCGCAGATTTGGTCATAGAACCGTGGAGGTTTGCATTTTTTGCCATCGAGGATGATTAAGTCGCGAGGGTAAACGTCTTCGATATATTTTTTGATCCAGCGTTCTCCGAGGCCCGGTCTCATCGACTGGCCTTGAAATTCTGGGGTTTGCTGGATTATCTCGCCGGTTTGTTCGTCGACCCATCGGTAATGTTCCTCTGCTAAGTCTCCCCCGACTTTTTTCGTAATGTATCCCGCCGTGTATGCGGCGGTTTGGAAGTTCACGTCTGCATATTGGCAGATGCCATGGCCCCAAGTTTTATCCAAGATGTCAGAACGGTAGACTTTTCCGTTCGCCCTAGTTGTGAAGTGTTCTTGGTCTTTGGGCCGATAGTTAAAGAGCAGAGCGTGATAGTGAGGGCGTCTGGTTTTGCCGCCGTATTCCCCGCAGTAGAATATGCGGAGGTTTTTGTTTTTTTTGCGCAATCTTTTAAGAAAATCTTGCACATGGCTTCGGTCAAGAGATTCGCCATAGGGTAGGTGCTCATCGTCATAGGTGAGTGTTGCGAAGATGTTGTCGTCGTAGAGGGAGGCTTCGTGGCTACACCGGATCGCCCAGACGTACGCCCGGTGAAGCCGACACCCCATGCACTTATTGCAACGAACCGTCAGAGGACGGTCCGCATAAGCGCGGTTGAGAGAGGTGGTAAAACCCCCCTCTACGGCACGCCAGCCAGATATTGGCGACGTGCATTGCATTAGAGGCGGATGCCGCCTCTCATGGGTGAATCAGCATAGTTTTTGGACTTAACGCCATTGCCTCTGCTGAAGTTCTTTTTTGAGGCCTTGCGGCTCATTTTTTGTCTTTTGGCCATTGGAATGTCCTTTTCTGTATTTGGTGTCAGTTAGCATATCATGAGACAAGAGGGAACGATATGCTAGAGGTTATTTTAGGCCCCTTCAGGGGCCTCTTTTTCGCCTTTTGGAGGCGTTGGTGGGGCTTTGGCTTTGGCACGCTCTGAGAGGCTGTCAGGGGCGCTCTCAGGGCGTTTGGTGGCCAAGCCCATGTCGATCATCTGATCGACGTTTTTGGCGTCTTGTACGAAGTCCAAGAAGGCCCCCGGGTCGTTACCGAAGCGACGGCGAATTGCCGAAGGCAGACCTTCGAACATTTCGTTAGCCTGAACGACTTGGTTCATGGCTTCGTGGTAATCGCCGGGGGAGTCGGTGAAGTCACCGTATTGGCCGTCGAAGGTGTTGCGATGTTCGATCGTGCCGGTTTTGGCCCACTTGAGCATTATGCGGTTGATGTCGCATTCTTGCTTGTGGGCTTGTGACGTGAGGCTTTCGCCTACGATAGGGGTTTGGGTGCGTGTACGGTCATAAGCGCGACGAATTTCCATGGTATGTCCAATTCTGATCATTTTGTTGTGGAGAAGGTGCCAGAGGCACCGAGAAGTACGCCGAGCGCAGGAAAGCGCCGAGCGAGGGCAGGGAGGGCTTTACGGAGCGCGTTGCCCGTAAGACCCATTTTTTCGAGGTTCCGTTTCCATTGATAAGCCGGAGTTTCGTAGATCATCCGGTCGATCTGGGAGAGAACGGCCTCGGTTTGAGCAACGGTGGCGTTGCTGTCGAGGATTCCGCCTTGTTTCAGGATGTTCTGAATTTGCGCCCTTGTTTGATCTGTTTGGGCGACTTGTGAGGCGGTAGTGGCTTGGATTTGACCTTGAGTGAGTTTTTCTGTGTTGGCCTTTTCTGTTGTGAGACGGGTTTGGGCTTGAACATTGTCAATGTTAGCTTTGGCGGTTTGGGCTGCAACGAGGTTGGCAGCAGTCGAAGGTGCGCCTTCGAAGACGTTTTTGATGTTAGGTTGAGCGCCGCTTGGAGTGCTTGCGCCCCCTTTTTGATAGGCCAGCATTGGATTGAGGCCGCTTTTGCGCATATCGGCCATGGCTCTTTCATAAGCTGTGTTGGACATGCGCTCTTGGAAGGCCATTTGGCGATCTGCGGCGTTTGTTTGTTCTTTGTTAGCGTCCTTCTGGCCTAGGAAGGAGAGTGCGCCAGCACCTAAAGTGGCGGCGGCTAGGAAAGGAAAAGGCATGAGAGGGTTCCTTGTGTAACTGAGCGCCTCCGGCGCTGATAGATGTCCCCCGCGTTCTTGACATTAAGTGCGGGCCTGAACGGGCCCCAAGGGGCCCCCCCGCTAAGGCGGGGCCCGAAGGGTTCAGGAAAGAAAGAATTGCTGAGATGCAAAGCATGACTTTCTTAGAAGTGGTCGATCATGCCGGGAACGGAGTACATGGGCATTGGTCGAGCACATTTTAGGGACATGTAGGTGTCGAGGATGAGGTGAGGTTCGCTGGGAACAGCGATTACCCGATCAACTGGGGGATTTTCTTCGATGAAAGAAGCGTTCAGTTGTGGGAGGCTTTC